TCCCCTGCGACTCGCCGTGAAGTTGCTTCCGGCAATAGATGGTTCGCTAGACCTCACCGAGCAGGAGAGCCAGGACGTCATGGGCCTCGTTGTCGAGTTTGCGTCAATGATCCGTGAAGCGAACGCCGTCAACAAAAACTACTCCAACAACTGAAAGGGCTCCGATGAAATACCGCAGCAAGAAGAGCAAGCGTGTCCGTAACCTACAGCCCATTGGCATCGTCGTGCATCGAGGCACGTCGCCGGGTACGGGCGATCCCTACGTCGTGATCGCGACATTCCATAGCGAGAACGAGAAGACCGGGAACGTCGTGACAGTGTGGATCGTTCGCGATGACGTCAAGCCGACCCAGGCCAAGTCTCGCGGCGAGGTTCACGCGACCTGTCTCGACTGTGTCCTCGGCATGGTTGGTGGTTGCTATGTCGTGGTGCAGAACGCACCGAACGCCATCTGGCGTGCCTACAAGGATGGACGCTACGAGGAGTACGCGCCAGAGCGGCACGACAGCATGATCGCTGGTCGCGTTGTTCGATGGGGTGGCTACGGCGAGCCTGTGCTGGTTGACCTCGAAATCATCCGGCACTGGTCGCACGACCTGTCGATTGGGTGGTCAGGGTACACGCAGCAATGGCGTCGACCGGAGTTCCAGGCCTACAGGAGTTTCTTCATGGCGTCCGTGCATTCCATCCGACAGGCAGACCTTGCCAGCACGATGGGGTGGCGGTACTTCCGCGACTGCGCGTCGTTGGAAGACGAGCCGGTGCGTCGTGGCGAGTTTCTGTGTCCAGCCTCATACGAGGGCGGCGAGCGAATGCAGTGCATCGACTGCAAGCAGGGCTGCAATGGGGCAAATCGCCCGGTGGGCGAGATTCAGCGTGCGAGCGTCGTGACGCAGCGGCACGCCAATGCTGTCGAGACTCTGATTCTCAACAAAGCGATCAGAGAGGGCCGTGTCTCTTTTGACGCTTGATTGACCGTTTTCGGGTATTCTCAGGGCTGGAAGGTGCCGCGACTTTCAGCCTATTCATGTAGCGGCACAGGAGGGCCAAGCAATGGCTCGCGTTTGTGGTGATGGCTATACGGCGACTCGCGCTCAACTGCGTAAGATCGCAACCCCGGCGGCTACGGCAACGTGGCAGCCAATACCGCACGACTTTGTCGTGCAACAGGTCGAGCAGACGGTGTCCAGCCATTCGCTGGAAGTCGCCAACGAGCAATACCTCGTTGCCCGCGACGGAAAGCGAATGTTTGGCGTGCTCGACCTGCGGTCACCGGAGGACAAGGACTACGGGCTCACCGTGGGGATTCGCAACTCCCACGACATGAGTTTCCCGGTCGGCCTCCTGCTGGGTGCAAGGGTGTTCGTCTGCTCCAACCTGTCGTTCAGCGGCGAGGTGAAGGTGCAGACCAAGCACACGAAGTATGTGTTGGACAGGTTGCCGAAGCTTGTCTGTGGCGCGGCGAGTCGCCTTCTGGAGTCTCGCGGCGTGCAGGACAAGAGGATCGCAGCCTACAAGGCGACGGAGATCGAGCCGAAGAAGGAGGCTGCATACCTCATGTTGCAGGCCCTTCGCACGGACGTCATCCCGACGCGACTGATCGACAACCTCATCACGCGGTGGGAGTTTCCCACTCATGAAGAGTTTGCCGAGTCGTGGTCGGCATGGCGGATGTTCAACGCCGTGACGGAAGTCCTCAAGGAGGCCTCGCCTCTGCTCCTGGCCGAGCGGACGCAGCGTCTCCATGTCTTGATGGACAATCACTGCGGCCTGCTGGCAACGAAGATTTGATTTGGCGTCTGTGTCTCACGTTTGATTCGGTGTCCGCTGGGCGGCTGCACAGGGCAGTCGCCTAGCGGATGCCACAACCACGAAGGGTAGTGATCATGAACGGCAAGTTTTTCCAGAAGAATGGCGTCGATTCGGACAAGGTGGCCGAGTGCCTTGGCGACTTCGATGCGCTGATCGAGAAGGTCGACGAGTGGCGAGACGAGTTGGAGTCCTACAGGGACGAGTTGGAGACGGCCAAGAGCGACCTTGAGGACGCCGAGTCCCAGGACGAACTCGACAACGTCGTTTCGGCACTGCGTGACATCACGATGCCTGACGGGGCCGACACGATGGACACGACGTCCGAAACGCTGGCCGACGCCGCCGATGAGTGCGGCATCGAGGAGAGTGGATACGACGATTGGCAGGGCAGCATGAACGCATATCTCCTGGCCTTGGAGTGCCGCGTGAAAAATATGTCGCAGGAGCCTAACGCCGCGGAGCGTTACGAGATCGAGCGTTGCGTGTCAGACGTGCGCAAGACATTCAGCAAGGGCATCGAGCAGATTGACGAGTCGGTCGGAGTGAATCGTTAGTTGGTGAGTGTCTCAAGTTTGATCCGCTCGCCGCACTGTCTGGCGCGTGCCCAGCAGTGCGGCGAGCATTCACAGGAGGAGTTGCCATCATGGCAAAGCGGTTCTCAGAGTATCGAAGAAGGGATCGGCTCAGTTGGGCCAACGTGGATAGCGAGATCGTGCTCGCCGTCGCAGGCGTCTGCGATGGTCACACGATCTTCAAGCCGGAGGCGTTCATCGAGACAGGTGCGCCGCCGGCTCTGATCGCGCAGCACACGAAGTGCTACGAGAGCAATCCGTCAGATCCGAAGGAGACGATTTTTGACGAGGACGGCGACCCGATGAACCAGTGTCTCGGAGTCTACGGACTGCAGATGATTCAGGTCATGTGCAGCGACCTCGGCGTGGATTACGAGGCCAAGATGGGTCGTGGCTTTCAGGCCGCCGCCTGTCGTGCAGCGATCATCAAGCACTTCGCCGCGAAGGAGGTGTCGAATGGCTAAGGCCAAGCCCTGCTTCAACCCCGGCGGTGCTGCGAACTTCCGTCCCGTCAAGGGCGGAATCGCCGTGCTGCAGGACATCATGGACGAGGCCTTCTCGATGGGGCGGTACGCCAAGAAGAAGGCCAAGAAGGCGTCAAGTGTTCGCCAAGTGGACCGCAAGGTCGCTTGGCCCACTGGTCGCACGATCCTCCGTGTTCGTCACATGACGAAGGCGGAACTCGTTCGCGAGGGATGGGGGAGCCGCGGAGGCGGCATCGCCCTTGACCTCAACGACGGTGGAATCCTGTATGCGTCGCGGGACGACGAGGGCAACGGCCCAGGCGTCTTCTTCGCGATCAGTCCGAAGGGTGAGGCCGTTCGCGTCCACCCGCTTTCTTGATCCTTTGGTCAGTCACCCGGCGGTGCGTTGCCGTCGGGTGGCTGGCCTCTCTGTCTCACGAATGAGCCGAACCATGAAGTACGCAAAGAGAACTCAGAAGTACGTCAACTATGACACGGCCGCAGAGGCTGCGAGTGCGGAGCGGTTTGATCTGATCCAGCCCAAGCACGACGGTTGGTGGGCCTGCGTGTCCATCAAGAAAGGGGTGGCACGAATCTACTCCAGACAGGCCGTGCTCAAGGCAACCATCGAAGTGCCAAAGGCCACCGACTGCGTCCTGCTTGGCGAGTATCTCGTCGGCACGCAGAGGGCCAAGCAATCGGATGACGAGTCTCGGCTCGTCGTGTTTGACGTCTTGGAGGTCGAGGGTGTTCCGGTGACGTCAGAGACATACGAGCGTCGCATGTCCAACTACGGTCGATGCGTCACGTTCGTGGATTGGATGCAGCGCGTCGAGTCTGTGCCAGTGAAGCAGCACCGCACTGCTTGGTCGAGGCTTGTAGAGAAGGAGGGAGCGGAGGGCCTTGTGTTCCGCCACTCGCTCGATCCCTACGACAGGGGCGTGATTGGCCGCGTCAAGCAGACGTTCACGATGGACTACGTCGTGATGGGGCTGCAGCCCGGCGAGGGAAGGCATGAGGGCCGGATGGGTGCCGTGATCTGCGGGCTGTACGAGGGCAAGAAGTTGGTCGAGAAGGTTCGCGTTGGCGGCGGCTGGTCAGACCAAGAACGCGACGCGATTTGGAAGAGGCCGCAGTCGTATGTCGGGCGCGTGCTCGAAGTCCGCGGCTATCAGGTGTTCGATTCGGGCTCGATGCGTCATCCGAACGCTGTTCGGTTCCGCGAGGACAAGGATGCCAGCGAGTGCGTTTTCACGAAGAAAGAGGTGAAGTGATGGCCGAGGTCAAGATTCGTGATTGCAAGCAGGGCGAGGCCGTGTTCACTGCGTGGAGTTATTTCGACTCCATCACTGGGGCGGCGAAGGTGTACATCGGTCGTGGCACGGTGCTGATCCCCGAGAGCGCAGTTGTGCTCAAGGAGGACGGCGTCGCGTCTGTCGTGGCCTCGTTCATGCGAGTCTTCCTGTCGGAGGATGCGGCGAGGGAGTTCATGGCGAACGAGTTCCGAAGGCTCGGCAAGGAGTATCTGCGCGTGGCGGAAAATCTCGCCTGCCCAGCGCAGCCGTACTTCGACACGCCAGCCCCAGGCACGACGCAGCCGGAAGGCTATGCGTGCGTGACCTGTGATGCACGGCAGGGCAGTGCGTTCGCGATGACGTGCCAGCGGTGCGAGGAGGACAACGACTGATGGACCGCACGACTGACAGGCAGTATTCGGAAGACACGATGGAAGCGATCCGTCGGATTAAGCGGCTCGAGCAGAGGCTGTGGGGCGACAGGTATTCGGTGTCGTGTGACGCTGAACGCTTCACCGTGGATGACGAGCGTAACGAGGAGGATGAAGAGTGATGACCGATCCGCAGTTCACGAAGGAACTGAAGGCTCGCGGTTTCGCAGTGTTGATCCCAGGCAGGGACGATGTGCCGACGCACGGCTACATCGACCTGGGGGATGGGCATCGCGTGAATCGCTGGCTTGGAGGGAGCCGGTTGGAGGAGCAGTTGGCGTTTTGCGTTAAGGTCCGCGAGGGCCTCGCAAAGGCTAAGGCCAAGGTGGCGGCCAAGCCCGCCCCGAAGGTCGCGAAGAAGGTTGCCAAGAAAGCGGCCAAGAAGGTCGCCAAGAAAGGAGGTGCGCGATGAAGTACCAAGACGGAGACATCATCGTGGTCGATGATGGTGTGTTGACGGCCTCTCCTCTAAGGGGTCAGGGTGCGGTTCGTGCAGAAGTCCTCATGGACTCCGACGGCCCGCAGGTGTATGTCGCGTTCATGCGGCCGTGCGTTTCTTCACCGATGTTCGTGTTTGAGAAAGACATCATCGGACGGCCGCAGGTCGAGGTCGTGAAGAAAGGAGGTGAGAAGTGAAGATTGCAAACGACGACGCGGTCGTGAAGGAGTGGTTGATGATGATCAAGGTGGCCTGCGATCCCGCCTCCCCGTTCGCGGGAATGGTGGACATCTCTGGCCTCATGAAGTTGCCGCTTCCAACGCAGAAGCGGATCTTCGACGCCATGACCGTCGAGGAGCGAGGCCACATGAAGGCCCTGTATGGGCCGAAAGATGGCGTGACTCCATGAGTGCCGGCGGCTGGCTGCCCCGCGAGTTCTGCTCCGGGGCGGCCTGCCGCTTTGCTGTCTCACATTTGCGCCTAGTCGAGGGACGTCGGGGCGGTTCGCGGAGCCCCGATGATGTACGGATCAAGGTAGTGCCGTGCTGCAATCGCACTGCCCGGCGCGTGCCCTAGGTGAACGGCCCCTGCGCCGGGGCATCCCTTCTCGACGTCAGTTGCTGACGCACGCCGAATCCACTTCCAAGAGCCATTCCGCACGCCTGCCTTGGCGACGATCCGCTTGAACTGGGAGCGGAAGGTTTCCGCCGACTTCGCCCACGGACAGATCATCTTGCGTGGGTGGGCCACTAGCGACTCGCGAAGCATCTCTACGGTGGCTGGCGTCAGCCTGCAGACGATGGCCCTGCCCGTCTTCGATTGCCCTAGAGCCATCACCCCGTCTGGCTGAACCTCGTCGCACCGCAGCCTGAGAATGTCCACAAGTCTCAGGCCTGTCTCCCAGGAGATCCGCACGGCGAGTGACCACCACACATTGCGAGGCACGTTGCCCTTGCGTGTCCGCTTAAGTTTGGAGGCCACTGCCAGTAACTGACGTACCTCCTCGACCGTCCACGCCCGTGGTGGCGTGTATGGCACTTTCGCGGGCCTGAGCCTGCGTGGTGGCTCCTGACACAGCCCCTTGTCTGCGGCTGCCCGCCACAGGGCCAGTAGGTGTCTCCTGCGGTTCGCAACCGTGTTCGGGGCCAGATGGCTCGACTGTATGTCTCGGAGCCAGCGGTTGAACAGGTCGGGTTCTAGTTCGTGAACCCCTACGGGCCGCTTGGCCCAATCGCTCACCGACTTGGCTGCGTACCGGTACTGACGAGCGGCCTCCTTCGTGAGCCCCCTCTCTAGGTCGTATGCCTCCACAAACTGAAAGACAGAACTGTCTGCTCGCCGGAACATGGCACCATCCTCCGTCGCCCGCAAAGCGTGCTTGCTTTCGCGGCCTCGAGTGAAAGACAACGCAGCACATGCGTTGGTGTTTCACCCCACAACGGTGGCACTACCTTTTCTTCGATTGCGTAGATTCTCAATCGCTTAGATGGGGGGTGCGCGCACCCACCATACGAGACTGCCGTTGCAATGCGGCAGACGCCCTGCGATCCTATTGGATACCTCGCGTAGAGCATCGGTCTACGGAACCGAAGGTTACAGGTTCGAGCCCTGTGGGGTGTAGTTCGCTTCCTTGCGACTTCCATCGTAACGGTGGGAAACAAGGGGCGAAACCGCTTTCAAGCAGAAAGCGATCTACACAACCAAAGGGCAAAACATGAACCGCAAGTCGCGTTCGTTCCCTACTGACCTTGAAGTCCGCAAACGGATTGCGGCCAACGTCACCAACCTCCTGGAGGTGCGTGGGCTTTCGCGACGCGACCTCGCCAAGAAGACAGGGGATGCCCCTGCCACCGTTGCTAGGGTGGCCCAAGGGAAGCACACAGCACAGGCAGGCGTGGTCGTGAGGGTTGCGGACGCCTTGGGCGTGACTGTGGACAGGCTCCTCGTCCCTAGGTAGCGGCCACTTCCTGCCCGCCTATTATTTTGGTGCGATAGGGCGACGAGACTCCTGGGAGGCCCTAGGAGGCGAGAAGCGGAGGGAGGGTATGGTCATGCCACCCCATGCCCCAAACGCCCCTAGGATCGCACGCCAGGGGCCTCCATGAGCGAGGCCCATCCACGCCCATAGTGGCAAAGTCTCCCAGGCAGAGAAGCGGCCATCTTGCCTTCTTGTTTTTGTGGGAGTGTGGCGCGTGCTTCCACGAGCATCCACCAAGCATCCACCAAGCAATGCTCCAAGCATCGACGCTGCCCGGCCCAAGTTCTAGGTTCGCGAATCCAGGACGCAGCCCGGCCCAGATTTCGTCACGACCGCTGAAAAGAAAGTCTTTCGTCCAAAGTGGGTGCTCGCTGGGGAGTCGCCGTGAAAATGAGCCAGGAAGGACCCATGCAAGCGGCAGCATCGCAGCATCGCAGCGAGCGGACGCTACGCGCCTTCGCGAGCGTCGGTGTCCACCTTGTACATGTAATCATGCGGGCTAGATACGTCAGACTCGCAGTCCTCGGCCTGATAGACGTCTGTCTGCACCTTGTAGCCGGCGGCTCGAGGATTGGGAGACTTGCCTATGAAGTAGGCATCCATCCATGCGATGCGGTTGGTAGGCAATGCACACACGTTGCCGTCATCTAGTGCGATCACATGGGCGCACTTGTTCTGCTCTGGCATGAGGATGAGGCCGGTATCCTCGTTGGAGTTGGGCAGCCAATCCACAGTGAACAGGTACGTCCCTACCGCACTGCTACCACGCATGTAGCAGATGCACTGATGGTCGCGAAGGAAGCCGTAGACATGCACTACAGGCTTGTTGGAGAAGCAGTCCCACAGTTGGCACTCACTGAGCGTCCGCGCATCAGTGTCGGGGTGCGTGGCAATGCCATGAATCGGAACGCCCCTGTAGTGGGCACCGCTCTTCGTCATGCAGTGGAAGCCTAGAGCCCTGCCGCCAATGCTCTGGATGCCAAAGGCATAGGCTTCCTCAACCCCCTCCTTGCCGGAGAGAAATGGGAGCCTTACCCAGCAATGGAGCGTCGGTATGTCGGCGTTCATTCAGCCAGCGGCCTTCTCGGGCACTTCTCGCTCAACATCGACCGAAGGACCTCCTCGACAGCGTCGAGGTCAGCGTAGTCGCCGTTGCCCCTCATGTACGCGATAGCCTTGGTTACGGCCTCGATCTTCGTCATGGGTGCCTTGGGGGCCTCGGCCACAGGGGTTGCTTCTGGTTTGGGCTCGCTCATCTTGCTCATCACGGGCTCCTTGGTGCTCATGGGTTACGCCTTTGGCCTACCTCGACCATAGGGATTTCGCTCAAACGCCTCGGCGGATTTGCGTGCCACTAGGTGAACCTTGCCTATGCGGCACGATCCTAGTTTTCCAGCAGCACACATTTTACGGACATACCGTGGGTGGACGCCCATGATCTGTGCGGCGTCGAGTACGGAGATGTATTGGTTTGCGGCTTTCATGCAATCAGTTTGGCCTCATCGGGCCTTTTGGTCAACTTGCTCCTTCCGCTTCGCTTCCAGTGTTTCCACGCCATCAGCAGGACCGCTTTGAGCCACCATGAACGACCTTGCAGAAGCGACCGCAGCAGCGGCCCTTGCGGGCTCACTAGCAATCCGGCCTGGGTCAGCAGAAAGCCACACCAAGAACGAGACAAACCACCGAAAGATCATTGCGATCACTTCGACACCTCGTTGAGCTGCTTCCACACGAACATGCACAGGATCGCGCCAACAACCGACATCACGATTCCTGCTGGAGCGTAGTTCGATCCCGTGATGACCGATCCTACGATGCCTCCTGCGATGCTGCCTCCTATGCCGATTCCGATGGTTTCCATCGCTCGACGCTGTCGAGCCGGAGGCCACAGGGCATCGGTGATCGAGCCTGCGATCCAGCCGAATACGATCCACATAAGAAGCGTAATCATCACCAACCCTCCCGGTGGCAGATCATAGAACCATCATTCGTGTCGCGACCCTTGTACTGCACCTCCGGTGCACAAGGTGCTGGCTCGGAGAATACCGTGACCCACAGGCCGATCTTCGCGATCCGCGACAAGAACCGCATGACAGGCCTGTCGTGCGCGGGCTTGAATGGGTTGAGCGGCTGGAAGCCAGGAGCGTTTGCTGCAAGGTAGCCCGCAATGAGGCAGGCAGCACAAATGGCAATGGCGGTTCGTTTGGGCATGGCTTGGCTCATAGGGCAATGAAGTGATTGACCGTCGCGTTCTTCTTGCTGACGTCCTTGGGCGCAGGAGTCATCCATTCGGCGTGCTCAAGGTCGCGATACTTAAAACCATCAACGCCACCGATGGCAAAGGAATCGCCCTGCCTCAAAATAGATTCGATGTCGGCTCGCGAGCACCAGAAGCTCCCATCGGGTTGGTCAGAAGGCCACTTTGGGCCTGTGACCCAGGACCGGCCCCAAGAGTTGACGATGAGGCAGCCATCACGCTTGCCAGGGCCGTCTGCAAAGCGGGTCGCCACCACGACCATGCAATGACCCCATTGGCCGCCCCTTGGGAGGAAGCCCATCGAGTCCCTGACGTTGGTGGCGGCGAATCCAACATTGCTGCAGATTGGCACGCAATACCCGCAGCCTACGGCTGCGACCAACTCGTCCCATGTATCTACGAGGGCCACCGCAACAGCCCGATGCTTGTTGGCCTCGACTGCCAGTGCCTGCGGCACGCCGTATGCACCCCACTGCCTTGAGAGCGAGGTGCTGTAATGCGTCAGGTCGATGCCGCCGTAGTTGTCGCGATAGAGGATTCCGCCCTGGCCGTTCTTGAGGCCCGAGCACCATCTCGCTGCTGCTGCACCGTACGATCCATCTGACCACCCAGCGAAGGCGACGGGAGGCAGTCGTGCAGCAGTCCTGCTTCCGCCATAAATCGGCTCAGTCGCGACGAACTTGGGAGGGTGCGGCAGTTTGCCCTGCTTCCAATCGACGCACTGGGAGATCCAACTGCCCATGCCCCAGCCGAACGACACGCATGTTCCGACGCTGCCCTGGTTCCACACCTCGAAGGGCTTTGAGTACACGGCTCGAGAGGCCTCGTCAGCGTAACGCCACAAGAACGTATCGACGGGCTTGATCTGATCCATGCACTCCTTGCCCGCCTGGGCGAAGCGAGGCTTATCCAACTCCGACAGGAACTCTGCCGTGCCAACTGGGTTGGGAACGTAACCAAAGTTGCTCTCGACGTGGTCTGCTATGCGACTCACATATCGCGAAACAAGCGTGCCAAGAATGGCCGCAAAGGCCACGAACAGGACAGCAGACCAAGTCCACCGATCACCTTGACGCATCGCTTGCAGCCCTCCCGACGTCACGGAAAGCGGATACCCATGCTGCACGCTGCTCTGACGTTAGTGGCCCACCGTCCTCGCCAACGTGCTGGTCGAAATATCCTGCAATGAGGTCGCGAGCGGCTGGCTGGCGATCTCCGATGGAGATGCCCCTGCACCGAAACTGCCTCGCGACCTTCCGTAACTCATCTATGGCAATGCCCGTCTTGTAGAAGGGCTGTGTCTGCATTCCGTCCCACTCGATCTCGTCGGCCAGTTCCAAGCACATCGCCCCAATGACCGATGCGTCCTCACTTGCAGAGGGGCCTACGAAGGAGCCTTTCAGCGAAAGCGGCCCCGCGTCAGGTGCTGGAGTCGGCACTGGGGCCGATCCCTGGAAATGGGGCATCAGGGCGAACGCCAGGGCCACTAGGAGCAACGCTGCCGCCTTCTTGGCGTCTACCCTCTCCCTGACCCACTTGACCGCTTCTTTAGCCTTAGAGGCGTCAATGCCGATGAACAGCAAGGCAGCGGCAGCAAGCAGGGCAAGCGACAGCATCGGTATCTCCTACAGGATTCCTTGTTCCCACATCCGCCTCACCGTTGCGACAGAGGTGTTAAGCCTTCTCGCCCAATCCTCAAACACGCCAGCCGGCGGGTGCTTCCTGCTTGTGATCTTTCCCCACGTTGTGTGGTTCTGGACGGTATTAGCAAGGCTTGTCGCATCGCCAGCATTGCACAGAGGGTCGCGGCCCTTCTTTCCATTACGAAAACAAGTTGTGGCACGAGCGATCATCTGCACGCCTCATGTGTGCAATATACCGCCTATGGCCTCTGCTGAGAATCATTTGTGAGACACTCAAACCAGCAAGCCGCGTAGCCTGCGCAGTCAACCGGGTTGTCCTCAATGGGCCTTTCCTGATGCCGAGCCATCTTGTCGCACATCATGATCTGAGGCCAATCGCTGACGGTTAGTGGCACTTTGAGTTTGTGGGCTAGCAATGCGTTGAGCATGCCGATGGTTCTGGCGAAATGCTCCGTCGGAGGCCCATACGTTGCACGCCGACTTGTGATCGTGTCCTTGGTCTTGTCGAGCATGTCGGCGGCTGGAGGCTGCGCGCTGGTGGCCTTGATGCCATCTCCGACTAGGCGAGACTCTTCTCGCATCTGCCGCCACTGCTTGTCTGCTTCTACGATAAATCCGTCGCTCACGGCTCTCTCCTTGAGGTGATGGGTCAACCAGAGGGTGCATGATATGCGTGCCGAACGTCCTTGTCAGCAAAGATTTGCAGGGCCTTGGTAACGCCGTGCCGCGAGTCCACGACGAGCAGCGTTTGGCTAGGGGGTTGGTATTCAGCACGAATGCGAACGCCGAATGGACTCATTCCTATCAAGCACCCATTCACCACGAACTTGTACGGCATGTACAGCCATGTATGGAAATGCCCGCAGACGTCCAGATCTGAATGCCGCGACCTATCCCAGTTGGCCTTCGCCTTGTTCATCGGGATCGTCAGGCCGCCCACACCTGACGAATACTTCACAGCATCGCCATGATGGAACCTGACCGTATAGCCCTGTATGTCCATGTAGTTCAGATAGCCGTCTGCGATCTGCCACTCAAGGCCCTTCGTGCCGCGAGTCGATTTCTCCAGCCACTTGTACAAGTTGTGCTCGTGGCTGTGCCGAGCTCCGGTAGCCACGCGAATCTTTGGAGTCGAGCGGCCATGATTGCCGTGCGATGTCACGATTGAAACCCTGCGAAACAGGCCCAGCATCTTCTCGATGCCGCCCAGTAGCAACTCGCCTGCCTCTCGCGTCGCTTCCATCGGCCCCATCGAGCAAGTCTCTAGCAACTCTTCGTGAATGTGGCCGGAAATGAAATCGCCAAGCGTCGCGATTACGAGATGGTCTATGTCAACCAACTGCCGCTCGTGGGCGATAAGCCTCTCCGCACGCTCAAACACTTCCGCAACGCGACGCCGTGCGATTGGGATCGAATACTCATTCAGCCCATTGACCGACTCCCTAGTGACTGTCTCTTCGATGTGCCAGTCACTCAGCACCAGAACGGCTGTGGCTGGAGCAGACTTCGCCTTCCTGCCCGACTTCACGGCTCGAGGTTTCATGCCGATCCAGTTGGCCTGTGCATCGGCCCTCTGGTTCGCTGCCTCAAGTTCAGCAATGGCCGCTTTGTATTTGCGCTGCGAGTCGCCTAGGGACTCTCGCAGTTGCGCGATCTGACGGTCTGCTGCCAGTGCCTGCTGTCTGGCACGCTGTTCGCTTAGGCTGGCCTCGACCGCATCGACTGCTGACTTTACTTTACGAGCCATCGTTCCACCGCACACTGGGATGGAGCGTTAGGAAGATGCTCCGCCGCAGCCTCCGACAACGCTTTGGCAATATGGGCGCGAGTGTTTGGGTACTTGCCGTCCTTGAATCGCTTGCGAACTTCCTCAAACTCCGACTGCACAGCAAGCGGCAGGGCGTCGAGCCATATCTTCTTCTTGTACGGCGACTCTGCCGCTAGACGCTTCTCGATTGCATCAAGCAGTTTCTGCGGCATCGGGTTTCCTTCCGGAGGGTAGTCCGATCTTCTCGCCCAGTTTGTTCAGATACGCCTGCCTCTTATTGCATCCGCAGTCCTGGACTCCCACTGCGCTCGCCGCCGCCTGCGCTAAGTCCTTGGTGATCCCTACAGACGCAAGCGTGTCGGAAACCATATCGCCAAGGCCCCTCGCGGCGACAGGCACTGCCGCTGGCACTTGTTGTGCTCTAGAGGGCTTGGTGCATACGACAAACGGCTTGCCCTTTTGGAACAGGCTCGCCTTCACGCTAAGGCCGCAGTTCGCGCAGACCAGTTGGTCGCCCTTCTCTTCAAACTTGCAGGCCATCGACTCTGTGATCGGCAAGTATGACGTGTATTGCATCACTCATCCTTGATGTTGAGGAGTCCGGTGTAGGCAGGAACGGGCTGCATCGGAGTCATGAGGAACAGCGTCCAACGCCACTCGCCGAGAGGCATCATCGACGTATCCAACTCCACGCGGACAATGCCGCCCACGGCGTCTGCGATCATGCACGGAAAGGTGCTGGGCAGGCCTTGCGGCGACGATTGGTCGTACACATACAGGATCACGGATTCGACGTGAGTGAGATCGCGGCCGCACATAACCTCTTCAGACAAAGGAACGCCTCGCCGCGCAACCCACAACTTCCTCGCTGGACGCTGCACGAACGTGACGCCTGTCGCATTCGGGAAACGAAACTCGGTCATGTTAGTAGATGCTCCCTTTTCTTGCCTGGCCGTCGTCGTTCGCCTGGAACTCAAGCGTTATCGGGCCGTTGCCAAAGTCTAGGTAGAGGGCACTTGGCCCAGTGAATGCCGTGTAGATGAATCCCTCGCCATACCACGGCCACGAACCCTGCTCACTAAAGTTTGGGCGTCGATTCACCCAGCAGACCGAGTCGTGCGTGACGGCAGCATGAGGATGCTCGCACCATGAGCCGTGGTCATACAAGCAGATGTCCTCGCACGGGGTGTATTCGATGGCTGGATTTATAAGGTGAAGCGGTCCATTCGTGCATTTAGGGTACAAGTTTCCGCCACCGATCACACTGCCGTCATCTCCGTAGACTAGAGGCGTGTACGCCCACTGCTTGTCGAAACTCTCCTTGGTGATCTGGGTAGGAGTGTTCGGTTGCTGAATGCCTTCTGCTGGCATCATCATTTCGTATTTCTTGAACAAGTCGTGCGGACAATAGTTGAGCGACCAAAGGTGATCGCTAGGCCGAGGCCTGCAAGCCTTCATCGGGTCTGGGCATTGCGACGACAGCGAGTCTCCGAAGCACTCTAGGTTCGGCAGGTCGCACAGGTGCGTGCGAGGAAAGGTATAGCCGTCGCGATGGATTAAGTTCGGGAACTGCGCGCTAGTGATGTACCCTCCCTCTTTACGGTACATGCCGTAAGAGAAGTTCCAACTCGCCTGAGCAAGCCACAGGCGGTCGTGTTCGTGGAGGTTATACCACCATCCTTTTCCGTCGCCCCACGTGCCGGGCTCTGGCTCAACTGACGCAACTTGCCCGAAAGTGGAACTGTCTATGTCCGTATCTACCTCGGCCTTGGCGTGAGCGTACATATCGTACCTATATCCAGACTTCACGCCGATCCTTAGTCCGTCCCACGCTGATAGGACATGCACGCGAAGCGACGGATGTTCGACCCACGCCTTTGCGCTGGCGTCCCACCACGCATACCCAGCACCCGGCTGCGTGACTTCGTAACTCGCAATCCCTCCAAGCGGACGCGACGAAGGGTACTCAAAGCCTTTCATGACGAGAAATACAACGCCGAGCCAGTAATCAAGGATCGCCTCGTCGCCGCAAGTGACGATGCCGCCAGCGATAGATCCAGACGGAATGGCCTCGCAACGATCCTCTAGTTCCGACGCCTTCGCGACTGCAAGCAGAGGGGCCTCGTAGCCCGGAGGCGTGATCGTCATGGTCACAGCGAGTAAGTCAGGGCCGTTCGCGGAGCCCGCAGGATCTCCAGCAGGAGCCCAGTACATGAGATCGGCCAGGGCAGCGTCCACTTGCTCCGCAGTCCCTGTAAGAGGTATGGCCTTTCGCCGGGCGCCGGATTCACCGATGGCGACCTCACCATGGGTCACGCTCGCCACCACCGAAACCTTCCACTCTCGGCCCACCCTGTCTGGATTTGTTGACACGCCGCTTATATTGAGGCCATCGGCGTCGCCGCTCACTACATCCTCCTGCGGCCCAGGCACTTCCACGAAGTCGTTGCCGTAAGTAGCAGATGGAACTGAGGGGATCTCTAGCGGTGTCGCCGGCTCGACCTCGTCTGCGGAGATGATCCCTATCGTCACCACATCGCACGAATCGAGCGGCTTGACGTCCTGCGGCTGCGTAATGTCCACGCGAAGCCGCGTCTCTACGTCATAAATCTCAAACGTAATCGGTATCGTGTTGATGCCGCAGTAGTTTGAGAAGCACGCGGAGTCTCCGCCGCAACTGCAATCTTGGTAGAAGCAGAAATAACTGTCGCAGATGTTCGCCGCCCACGCCTCCCGATGAGCAGACGCACGAAAGCCAACATGGCCTTGGTAGATAATCTTGCACCGCTCGATATTCATGACGTCCGAATACAGTCCGCGGCAGTCGATCGCTGCGAGCGTCGAGGATGTGCATGTCGGTGCGTTTGGGTGCTCCTCTTCGCACCACAGGTAGTTGCCCGTGTGCTGGTCGTCTCCATCGCCGTGCCGTGCGCCGCGCAGGTGCCAATCGAGGATGCCGCCTTTTTCGTCCACTTCCGTGACGATGGCGCGTGCTCTGGCGTACTCCGTCGCCCGACCGCCGCCAAGTTCTGGCGGCTGCTCTACGATCCTCCACTCGATCTGGTCGCCCTCTGAGTAGCCAGAGCCGCGCAAGGCGACTCCGTTTGGGTGGCATAAGAATCGTCCAAAAAACACCCTCTTGCCTTCCGGCCCGTTTTCCAGAATGACGCGCCGCACCTCTCCGTTCGTCCCAACCTCCGCAACGACGGCAGTCTGCGGCTCTGTAGAGTCCTTGTACTCACCACCTCGAGCCGGGCTCTCGTAGAAGTCGATGGAGAACACATCGCCGAGAGACGCGCCAGACCCTGCCGTCTTCACAGACACGCTTGCCACTTGCCAGAGAGTGTCATTTGGCGTTGATCCTGTTCCTGGCACTGGCTCGATTACGAAGTCGATCTCTGCGCCGCCGCTGCCTTGGCTAGCGCGGAGTTTTGGAGGCACAATGCCTCCCGGAGATTTGCACTTATACAGCCAGTTGTTGTAGTAGCCCTGCGCGTCTGGGATGTACTCGCGTGGGTTGCAAACGTAATCGACCGAGAACCGCATGGTGCGTCCGTCGAAGTTTGCATCGACAAGTTCATCGCCGTCGCGATCCGCCCACTGCGTCTGAAACGGCCGAAGGTACACATCAAACAGCAAGTGAGCGTCCGTGAAGACCTCGCCTGCCTGCGGCGTGCGGCTGCGCGTGATGTTTGGGCGCAGGGTAGGGGGCATAACTGCGTCCCTCCTTCGCAGTACCGCCGTTTGCCCTTCAAGGTCGCCAGCATGCGCCCCAAGGATGTGGCAAGTCGGCACATAGTATTCAAACGTGTATACGCACGACGGAAGTTTTACGGTCCAGCCTTTGAGGGCTTGTTCAAACCCCTCGTCGGTCAGCGGCTGAAGATAGTCAATCATCCTCGCCCGCCAATACACGTCTCGTCCGTGAACAAACGAAATATTGCCTCCGCAAAACTCGCCGCCCCAAGAGTACGCGCAATCCCAGGCCGAGTTGTTGAAGTAGATCGCATCCACGGATATCGGAGTCGGCGGGTCGCCCTGCATGCCGGGGAAGAACTCCAGCATCTCAGGATTCTGAATGCACAGTTGCGCTGGCCCTGCGTCAGCCGTGTAAGTAGTCTCCCTCGCCGGATACCACGTTAGGTCAAGCAGTCCGTCGGCAGTGCCGTTGTACCACGCGCTTCGGAGCGTGGTGAGGCAATCGCCATCATCCGCTCCACGACAGTTCACGCCCGGAAGCCCCGTGTGCGTGCTGTGGTAGACGCCGCCCCTACGCAGAGCCCACTCACCCCAGAAGCCTTTTAGAGTGACGGTAATCGACTCGGGCATGTCGCACTTCGCTGCAATACAGCAGCACTGCGGCTCTCCCCACAGGTTGTAGAGATACGACGCAGCGTTATCGCCGTGGTATCCGATCTTGAAATCGTCTTCGATTGTTCCGTACGGCACGCTAGCACTCCGCAGTAATGAGGACGTTTGTGCCGCCTATCGGAACGAAAGCGCAGTACCTGACGCGGTCGTAGTTGGGCGGGATTACTACGAACAAGTTCAGAACGCTAGCGGTGGATGGCTGGCCGTTGGAGTACAGCGGAACAGGGACGCCATTGGTGATCTGGAACAGGTTGACCGTAAGGGTCTGGCCCTTCTCCCATTGCTTGCCTTGGGCTGTGCTGTATGAGCCTAGTTGCACGCTACTCCCGCCGCCGCCGCCTCCAAATCGCACAAGGCCCCACTTCACGCCGGTGCCGGCCTCCACCCACAGCACCTGCGCGCCCTTCTCGCCGCCCTTTAGGTACGCCACTGAGCCTGCCGCAATGCCCGCGGTCTTTGGGTTTCCTTCGCTGGCGTTGATCTTGACCTGTACTACCCCGCCGACCGCAACGCGACCAATCGCGCCGTTGGCTATAGGCTCGACCGCCACCACGAACTGCTCTTCTGGATTGGAAGGTTGAATGCCGGTGAGGCATGGCATATCCGAGAACGAGTCGAGTTGTGTCGTGCCGGAGGCAGGGTTTACGGAGATGCCAGACACTTGCAGCACACCCCACCGTGGCACTGCGACGCCGCTCATGTTCTTGCAGTAGATCCGCGTGTACGGAGAGCCGCCAAACTCCTGCGCAGGCCCAGACAGCTTCTGCCGCAGCACGATGTCCGCTGCGTCCTGGGCGCGATTCCACGCGCGAGCGGAGATCGCCGTATCGAGCGATTGCCCCTGCTCGATCCTGTAGTCGCCTCGCGCCATTACCCCAACCCAAGGCCACTCAAGGCGGCCTTTCGATAGACTTCGTTCACGTATACGCCGATAGGCTTCCTGACGAGCGCGCTCTGCGTGTCATCGCCAGAGTACCGAACCCACAGGTATTCGTGGCCCTTCTTCGTGACGCCACTGATCCCTCCGACCGTCAGTCCATCCACGTTCTGCGACGCGATGAACTTGTATGTGAGCGACCAGGGGCCGTCGCCTTTTTCTGAGTCCCACTGCTGAGATCCGCTGCATCCTGCGAACAAGACCTCACCGGGCTGAAACCCTCGAAATCCGTCACTGTTCACGCAGCCCGTCAGGCCAGCAACCGCCTTGATATAAGTGTCAGAGATGACGCCACTCGGGACGTCGTAGGTTTCTTGCCACGACAGGGCCGGAACGATGATGTCCACACCCTTGACGCTGTCGGAGTCGGCCTCGATTGCGCAGTTCATATTGACTGCAGTAGTTGGATAGCGACGCTCCGCAAAGCCGCACGTTAGGTGTGTGGTAGCACCTGTCGTGTCAAATGAGCGGCCTCGCTTGGCAGGGGTTGTGCTAGGACCACCGTCTTGGCCCTCGGACTCGTATGTCGCTGTGACTTCCCAAACGTCACCGCCAAGGTGCGACACATCGTAGGACTTCACCAGCATCGTGATGCCAGCGAGGACGCGCATTCGGTAAGTGTTGAAGAACTGCACTGCCTGCGCGTGAACAGCAGTGTCATCCGTGAACCCGGTTGCGCGATACTTGACCTCGCACGTTGACGTGTCTTTCGCACCAAGCCGCTTGATGGTCGCTGAACGCGATCCACTCTCCTCGTACCATCCCATTACGACTGCACCTTTGCCCCTTCTCGCGGCTTTGTATTTCTTGCTGTTTGCTCTGTTGCCTTCGCCGTGCGTTCTGCGATGGTCTGCTGGTATCCGATTAGGCCTGCGGCCGCTGCACTGAATGTGCCAGCAGTCTCCACCTTCGCGGCAGCGTCGCCAGCACCCTTCGCAGCCTTGTCGGTGTCAGACTTGGCCTTGGCTGCCGCCTCGTCCTCTTGCGCCTTGAGGGCGCGAGTCTTGTCGAGTTCCTCGGTCTGGTCGTTGATCTTCTGTTCAATCTCTGCGAGCCTCTCGGCACTAATGAGGCCGGCCTCAGCCAGGGCCTGAGCCTCTTCCCATGCGGCACGCAGTTCTTCCGTGGTTGTCGCTCCTGCGATTTCCCTCATGAGGTCGCTGGACTGCCGCGATCCCGCCGCCCTGTCCCGCGACGCAGAAAGGTCGCCGTTAGCGGCATCAACTTCCGCCTGCCTCGCAGCAGCGCGCTCTTCGGTGCGCTTCGCTCGTTCGGCTTGGGCTTGCGTGTTTTCGTCTTGGACAATCTGCTTTGCGCCAGCCTCGGTGTCTCGCGAATCCTGTAGTTGACGGTCAGTTCGCGCAGCCATCTCATCTCTGCCCTGCCGTCGAGCGTCTTTCCGCTGCTTGTTTGCGTCGTCGATCTGGCGTGAAATGGCCTCGTAGTCGATGGACTTGTCGAAGAACGACCGTATGTAAGCGATAGCCTTCTGGATTGCGCCAACTGCCGTATCCCAGACTCCCATGATCCCGTCGATGGACGCCTGCCACGCCATCGACAGCGCACCGGTCATGTGAATCCAGCCACGCTCCACGAGCCCCATGCCACCAAGGATGGAGGTGGAGAGGAAGGTTACGGCATTACCCCAGACGTTCTGTATGCCTTCTATGAACACGTCTAGGTAGGACATGATTCCCTGTTGCCCTCGCAGCCAAGCGGCCTTTAGGCCTGCCCACAGGACGTCCATTGCGGCAGTCATGTCGCCAGCCATTAGCGCATCACTGATGCCCGCAAATGTCGTGTTTGCGATGCCCCACAGGTCAGAGAAGACCTTCGTGGCGTCAGCCAATACGGCATTGAACCCTTCCGACATTGGCCCAAACAGCGCACCAATGGACGAGGCGACGGAACCGCCTTGCGAGAATGCGTACTGCAGAGCAACGCCAATGCCAGCAATGGCCGAAACAAGGCCAAGTATCGGAGCGATTGGAGCAAGCCAAGCGGCAGCCATAGACGCTGCGCCTGCCAGCGTTGTCGAAACCATAGCGGCCATGCTTGCCACATACGTTGCTGCGCCCACAACGAACTGGGCCGTGAAGGCAATGGTCGCACGCGCCGCCTCGTTGATCCAAAAGGCCGCCATAATCCCGCCTTGGGCTATCGTGCGAGCCACCATGAACGACAGCATGCCCGTGTAGTAGGTGATCCTGGCCTTGACCTCTGCTGCGAACGCGGCGAGCCCGATTGTCGCTCGTATAGCCCAGCCAGCAGCGATAGCAGTCGCCGCCATTGCGGTCTGCCCAACCATTGCGACGAGCGATGCAGCATAGGACACAGCCATAGCGGCAGCGGACGCAGAGAACAGCACCGTACTAACCGAGGCACGGATGAGCAGGCCGCCTAGCGATCCGGCTGTAGCGAGCATGTTGGCGAACGATCTCACGACAAGCGACGAGGTGCCAACGAGTAGCCCCATCGGTGCGAGAACTAGCGAGAGGGCTTTCGTGAAACCTCCGAGCGCGAATGCCGCTACCTGGAGAGTGACGCCCATTCCTGTTATCGCCACGCCCGCAGCGGACATCGCCGCACCGGCCCTGACGATCGCCACGATCCATTCCTGATTGCGCTGTATGGCTGCGCCAATGCCGCTCGCCAGTTCCGTCAGGTACTGCAGCCACGACCGAAGCTCCTTCGTGAGCGACTCACCGATGGCGAGAGCAACTCCCTCGACCGCAGAAGTGAACATGCGCCACGAACCGCCGAGCGTGTCATCCATCTTCGTGGCTACTTCTGCAGCCGAGCCGCCCGACTGTTGCAGTTTATTGTCGAGGTTCTCTAGGGCATCCCCGGCATTCATCAGTTGCAAAACTGCATTCGCACCAAAGACATCGAAAATCTTTGACAACTTGGCGATGCGGTCAGTGTCGTCCATGCCCTTCATGGCGACTTTCAGTTCTCCAAGAATCTTCTTGAGCGGCTTGAGTTTCCCGGTCTTTGGGTCTTTGACCTCCACGCCCATTTTCTTGAGTTTGTCTTGCTCCTGCGCAAGGCCGATCAAGATTCGACGCAGTGCAGTGCCAGCCTCACTGCCGTCCATGCCGCGATCTGCCAGCACTCCAATGGCCGCAGTCACTTCCGTGAGCGATGTGCCAGCAGAAGACGCGATGCCGCCGACTGTCGAGAGAGCCTCGCCAAGGCTCTGCACAGAGGCGTTGGATGAGTTGGCGGCCATCGCAAGTATGTCTGCGACCTTGCCTGCGTCAGACGTCTGCATCTTGAATGAACGAAGGATCGCCACAGCGATGCTCGTGGCGTCACCGAGGTCGAGCATTCCGGCCCTAGCAAGCAGGAGCGTGCCTTCGATGCCGGAAAGTGTTTCGCTGACCGTGAAGCCGCCCTGGCTCAGGGCTTGCATCCCCTCGGCTACTTCTTGCGCAGTGAAACTCGTTGACGCACCGAGATCCATTGCCTTCTTTTTGAGGGCGTCAAACTCAGAGCCGGTTGCGCCAGACACTGCGCCAACAGCAGCCATCGTGTCTTGGAACGCGGCAGTCTGCCTGATCGCGAGCCCAAACGGGGCGGAAACGGCAGCCCCTAGGCCAGCCATCCTCGCCCCCATCCCAGTGAGCGAGGCCCCTACATTGCGGAGGCGCGCCTGCAGGGCGTTCAGTGTGGCGAAGAAGCGGCGAGCATCTGCGCCGATCTCAATCGCTACGCTGCCACCCCTAATCGCTCCGCTTGACATTGCCGCCTCCGAATATGGCCTGCAGTTCCTCTGCTGTCGGGATGCGGGCGGGTCGCTTTAGGTAGGGATGGAAGTGATAGACGTCAAACGGCTGTGCGTGCTGGGACTTGTGGCAGTTTGCGATGAGGGCTTGCAGTGCTGCCGTGTGCGTCCACTCGGCCTCCTGCTTTGCGTCACGCGCTGCTACGAGTTCCCTGAGACTCCAATCGTCGGGGTTGACTCCAAGGATGCCTGCGGCTTGATAGGCAACATCCCACCATTCACCGTATCCAGTTGGACGCTGTCGATGTCTTTTACGGCTTTCTCCACTTGCTGGCTCACGATCACTTCCATGCGATCCAGTAGCCTTTTCATTAGAAGTCGCCGCGTGCTCGGGAAAAAACTTAGCAGTTCCTCCTTGAGAACTGCGATGGCCTCGGCAACTGCGTCACCGCGCAGGCCGTCGCCAAAGGATTCAAGGTCGATGCCCCTCTTTTCCGCATCCGCCTTCACGAGCGGCCACGCAACATCCAGCAAGTGCGTCGAGTTGCCGCCGAACATATCTATGGCCTTGCCGTTGGAGATGTCGGCAAAATCGAAGCCTGCGCTCGCCTGTATCTTCTTGAGCGACGAGCACGAAATATGAACGGTCCACGCCCTGCCCTGCTCGTCTTTGAACTCTCGCGCCATGAATACCTCAGTATGATGAGTGACTGCTTTTGGCCGTGACGTTCACCGTAACGACATCGTCAAGCGGCTCGTTTCGCGTAATGTTTGTGACCACAAAACTCCCGCTCGCACCAGAGGCACTTATGGTCACTAGGCTGCCATTCGCGAGCGTTGACCACACGCTCGGATCATCCACGAACTCTATATCGACCGTGGTCGTGTGCCCAATGCAGCGAGAGTATACCCCTCGCTGCCCAAACGGATGCGACTCCACTTCCTTGGCCGACATGGAAACCGACACGCTACGGACTTGCGTGTTGTTCCCAATGCCGGTGATGGTGCAGTCCTTCCCTAGGGTGACTGCCATTTGAGTCTCGGCTTAGTTCGACTTGAGCGTGATCGTGTAGGTGCGAACGTCATCGAGTGGCTCGTTGCACGAGATCGCAGTGACGATCATGCTTCCGGCGGTCGCGCCGACGGACGTGCTGTGGTGCAGGCACTCGATCTCTACGGTCTTTGACGTGAACGACGCAGCGAACTCCTTGTAGCCACCAGTGCTACCTCGAGCCGTCGTGTCGATCTGCTCGCACTCGTCCGTAATGGTCACGGAACGAATGTCACCGTTCGCGATGCCGGTGTACGAAGAAACGATGTCTTTTCCAAGCCCGACGGCCATGGTCGCTCCTTATGTTCCTGTTGCCTGTTTCATCTTGCAAGTCACGTTGTATGTGACGATGTCATCGAGCGGTTGATTCTGGGCCACGCTCGTTACGACGAACGACCCAGAAAGGCCTCCAGCCGCAATAGTCAGGGTCGCCCCAGCAGCAGGAGGACTATCGACCATCTCGATCTCTACAGTGGCCTCTTTCCAGCCGGAAAGGTACTTCCGTGCTGTCGCCCCGCGAGCAGTGGCGTCGATTTGCGAGCCTTCGGCGGTTGCCGTCACCGAACGAACGGCAGTGTTCGTTACGCCTGTGATGGTGCAGTCTTTTCCGAGCACGTAAGTCACGGGCATGTCGCAGTCTCCTTAGGGCTCTCGCAGTGTATCACGAGTGAGGCACGAACGGCAAACGTCACGGCCCGCGGATCTGATTGCGAAACTGCGGGGCGATTTTTGCTAAGACCCGCGTAAGGCCCTGCTGTTGGTACTTTGAGGCCCTAACTTTGACGGTTCGCATGACGTTGATGGCGCGAAAGTTGTTTGTCGTTGGTCGCGGATTCATGAATGTGCCCACATAGACCAGATTACTGCGGTTTCCTGTCCTTTTTAGGCCATATGCAACCTGTCTTGGTACTGGCCGCCCTCGATACCGCAAGTACATTCGCTGCGACTGCGAGCCTCCTTCCTCGTGCAGTTTGTAGAGGGTTGGCGAATAGCCGCTCTGCATCCTCCTTGGGCCAATCACCACGCTGTCCGTAGACTTATCGTAGGCAAAGGCCATTGCCGAACGCATAAACCCATCGGAGTTCCTTGAGCTTCGCCAACTGGTGATCCGCCCGCTGGTGGCCTTTCTCTTGCGCCTCTCGATGAGCGGAAGGCCGCGAAACGTACCTATCGCCCTGTTCGATCCATTCTGCGACGCACGGCCTCGCAGGAACTGCTTCTGTACGCTCCGGTACACAAGCGCACCGGCCTTGGTTAGGGCTTTGGCCCTGCCCTTGCCGATTTGCTTGATCACGTGCGGCCTGTCGAGAAACCACTTTGTGGTGATTCTGACGCTCACGGCCCCTTGAGCACCTTGTATGTGGCTTCGATGGTGGCTCGGTAGATGTTCTGCTCGTTCAGCATCTCGTCGGAGGACAAGTCCATTACCGCAGACAGAAACGCAGCCTGCCCGACCTCCCCCGTCGAGAGCGTCAACTTCTGCCGCAGCCCGTCGAGGATCGACTCTGCCATGACGAATACAGCCTCGGCGTCAGCCTCTGTCGCAGCGTACTTCGCCACGACGATGCCGACTCGGTAGTCCACGATGACCGCCTGCCTGCTTGTGTTCTGGACATCCGCCCCACGCGGCGTAACCGCAATCATTAGGGACTGTAGTTTGGCTGCGTCCCATTCGTGGTAGTGGCGAACCACGACCGCAGCGTCTGGCACTTGCGGCATGGCGGCAACTTCACGCGCGACGGCGGCGGTAACTTCTGAAAGCATGGCTAAATCGTTGCCGCCTCGCGGAACGCTTGATCTATCGAAGCCTCATCAAGCCCAAGAGCCGCCGCGAGAGGCACGAGGAACTGGTGTGATCGCTCGACATAAGGCGCGTAGTCCCACTCCACTCGCACTGTTTCGCGAGCGGTGGCGTCGGCAATCGAGTCGATCGCCGCGTCCACGGACGCGAGAGGAATCCCGTGGGTGACGAGCCAAAGCCGGATCTGCCTCGCGGACACGCTGGCTGGGACTGCGTAGGCGTCAAAGGCCGCCCGCGCAGATTCTGGAACGTTCGACGACCACGCGAGAGACTGCGTGGCAATGTGCCTGGCTATCGCGGCTGCGTCGCCCTCAGCCATATCGTAAGGTGTTCCCGTTGAAGTGTTTTCGCAGTTTTCGATAACCGCGAGAATAGTTTTGCTATCGCTATCGTAGATTAGCCGATACATATTAGTTGGTGGTTAGAGTTACGCCGCGAGTAACCAGCGCCTTCGCGCTTGCGGCTGCTTTCACAACTGTTGCCGTGCCAGCCCCGGTAGCCGTTTGCGAAGTGATTGCGTAGGTAAACTGATTCGCGTTAACGACGGTGATGACCGCATAGCGGTTTGCATTTGTCGCCGTCGTGATGCCGCTTACGCGCAGCACGTCGCCGGTCGCATACCCGTGCGCCGTCCAGTTAACCGTGCAAGTTGTTCCGGCGCACACGAAACTTGATCCCGCCGTGGTTGTTGAACCAAGGTTAGACGGGGCCGCGGACGTTCCGCCGCTTAGGTTGATAGTTTTTCCCGTGCCATAACTTGTAGTTCCGTTCGTGCCGTCTAGGGACGCCATAACTTGCAGAATATGGTCTACGCTCGCGAGCGTCAGTGCGGCGCCTGTTATGGTCACAGTGCCGCCAACAGTCTTTAGTATGCCGCCCGTGGGAAGCGTGACGTTAGCCAGCGATGGCGAGGCCGTGGCTTGAAGGTTGAACCCAAGATATCGCAACGCTGGCAAAGACAAAGTTGTTAACGCCGTCATCGTTGTCATTGTAACGCTACCAAGCGGCACGACTTGCAATGAAGGCAGCGATACCGTGGTAAGTGCCGTCAGCCCGGTTGGGTTGATGCCGTTTCCAGCGTAAGACAGCAACGGGCAAGACAGCGTAGTTAGCGACGCCATACTGCTTGGGTTGAAGGTTGCGCCCACAGCCGTTAGCGACGGAAAAGAAAGCGTAGTAAGCGCGCCTAAACTGCTTGGACTACAGTTCTGGCCTACATAACTCAATGACGGCATTTCCAACTGCGTGAGCGAGGGCATGGAAGAAACGCCAAACTGTCCGCCTACATAACTCAACGCCGGAGATGACAGAGAGGTGACTAGATCAAACGCCGATGGAGAAAAGTTGCCGCCAACATATTCCAACTGTGGAACGTGATGGCTTGTCAGCGCCGACAGAGCGCCCGGCGCGTAGTTGCCTACCACAGCCTTTAACGCCGGCAGCGACAGCGTAGTGAGCCCGGTAAGATTGTTTGGGGCTAAGTTGCCAGTGACTCCTTCTAGGTCATCGAACACCAAAGACAATACGCGATCGCCGCCCGTAAAAGACCACGCAGGTTCACTGTAAATAAAAGTTGCTATCCATTTTCCTGCGTACATAGAGCAAGCGACTCTGCTCGCCGCTCTTGAGATTTGCACTTGTTGCGGATTAACGATGAAAAACAACTGCTCAGGAGAACCCGCGTACCAATCGCCGGACTTCCCGATCTTCAAACCGGAGAATCCAATGGGCGCCGGCCTAGAGTTTCCGATGATGCCCTTGTTCACAAATCGGCCCCCATCGCGATTACGTTGAAAGTTTCCGCGTTATGCGTGGACGCCCGAACGCTCCAGGACGAACTTGGTAGCACAAGGTTGTCGTAAGTTTTCGAAGCACGGTATGCGGCGATAGACCCGCTTGGCGTAATGGGAACTACAACAAACTCATCGAACAGCCTTGTGTTTGTGCCGTCATGCAAAAACAGACGAACCATTCCGGAGGTTGTGGTCGCGGTAGCCTCTACCACGATTTCGTTAACGCGCGTCCCCGTGGCGCCGGTAAGGATTGTAGCAATGGTTCCCGTGCCATCGCGGTTCGTGTTTGCGGTCGACACTTGGCCCATGCCAATGCGGGGCGTTACGGCAAATGCTGGATTTGTAGCCATGTAAAAAGTCCTACTGGTTAGCGGAAGTTTTCCCAGAGATAAATCAGGCTTCCGATTGTGTTTGTGCGGTTTTGCAAAATGGCCGATTCAACACTTTGAAAACCAGACGTCACATCGTCATCGTCGTTAAATAGTTCAGTTGTGCCGCAACCTATCGCGAGGCTTCCAGACAAAGCCGATGCCGCGATCGTGCCGATTGCAGTAACGTCGCCTGTCGCGCTCACGGAAAAAACCGTGCTTGCGTCATACGACACCGACAGCGCGATCAAGTCTGCGGGATTACTGCCGTTTGGCACGTTTGGTGGCGATACCTCTACACCGGCGGGCGAGATCGTCGTCGCTGCCGCAAGTTTTCCGCCAGTGGTCGTTGTAACGATCCGTCCAGCGGCGGTGCCCACCGTGATCGGGTCGCTTCCGTTGGATGCGTGCGACGAGGCGTGCTGCGTTGGCGTGCGAGAGTCCGAAAGTCGGCTATCGTTGCCGACGCAGGCAGTCACGGACGTCGTGCCGAAAGCGACGCTCATGGTACTGCTCGACGCGCCAGTCCCCATGCCAAGACCGGTGCCAACGACAACGCCACCAAGGGTCGATGGAGTGGCTTGCGGTAGCGTGTACGGGGTGATCGTGGCCCAGGTCTGGTCGCCTCTAAGATATGAGGTCGATGAAGCCGTTCCAGAAGCGAGCCTGTCGGTGGCAATCGTTCCGCTCACGATTGCCGATGCAGGGTGAGTGTGTGAAGCACCGGCCTTCGTATCGAACCGCGATGTCAAATACCAGCGTTCCCAGTATGCGTTCGCGTTGGAGTTGGCCGCAGGCGGCTCAAAGCCGATGCCGAGAACTCCGATTCTTCTCCACATCCGGCCCCTGTGCACAACCACATTGCCGACCGGATACGAGACATCATCAGTCCAGAAGCCAGCAAAGTCGGAGCCGCCGATCTGTTCGTCAATGGCGATGAGCGCATCATCAAGACTGACGAGCAACTGCGACAAGAACGCGGTAAACGGATTGTTTACCGCGCACATCTCGACGCCGGACGTGTCGATCTGACCTGCGTCGAGAAGTAGTTCATCCGAGCCGCCGATTACGTGCGTCGCCTTGTGGCCGGTCTGCCGAACAGCCACCTCAACAGTGCCACCAGAGGAGATGACCGGCGTTCCGCCCGTAACGCCTGCAATCGTGACGTTTCCGCCAGTGCTGGTTACGGTGACGTTGATGTCTGACATTATGGCCTCGCTACCCTTGCTAGGCCTGACAGGACGGTCCTCGTGTAGCCTGATGGGGAACTCCACCGCAGGAACCAACGCACTCGCGCCGTCGGCGTGCCCTGCACGGGCGAAGACCCGTCGTAGATCGCAGTTGTTTGCACTTCTGTCAGCGTCATGGTGACCGTACTGGACGCACCGTTCACGGAAGTCAGCGTCGGGGTCGCTAGGACGGAATCGTCTGCTGCGTTGAACACCGATGCCGTCAGCGTGTGGCCGGTAAGGTTCTGATCGAACGTAGCGGTGAACGTGAACTCGTCGCCGGCTACGAGAGCAAGGTCGAGCGTTCCCGGCAGCTGATTGTAGTTAGGCATGGCAAACTCTCAGGAAATGGCCTTGGAGTGAATGCGAACCGCAGTCCTGCTTGCGTCTGCCCATTTCCATATTGGCGCACCGCGAGGCGCACAGACATCAAACGTAACAGACTCGCCGTTCAGCGTCTCAGTGATGCGGTCGCCTCGCTGCGGCTCTTCCACAGGCAAGTCGGCCACTGCGATCACGAAGTCGCGGCTCTCCCAACGCTCGATGACGCCCATCTCCGACTGCGTCTCAAACACGGTCTGCGATGCTGTTGCGATGCAGGGGGCTGTGACGCCGCCGCTGCTGTACGCAACGTATCGCGAAACGTGATTGCGACGCATCCCGGTCAGCCACAGGGCGGCATCTGCGATGACGTCACCCACGGCCACCTCCCGCGTCAGGGACGCAGCAGAACGAGCACCGTGGCGTCGGCATCGACCGCGGCGGCCACCGTCTTACCCATAAGGGTATTGCTGGTGGAGGTTTCGGTCGCACGCTGGTTCGTAGCGTCCCAGTACACGGTCTTTCCGGCAGCGATGGCGGTGCTGGCGCCCGTTGCCTTCGGGAAGGTGAAGATGCCGTATACCGCGAGCGATCCCAGTTTGTTGGCAGGAAGCGGACGGTCCGCGACCCCGACCAGCGTGTTCTGGACAACCACCGCACCGACAGCGACGTCGGACGAGGGCGTGTAGTCAACGCGAAAGCCAACTGATACGGTCGCGGCCACGTTACGTTCTCCTTACCGAATGGGTTGTGGGACTAGGATCAGGCACCGGCCATCTTCACCGCACCACGAGGCTCGACCTTGGCGACGCCGAAGTCGAAGTAGCCTCGCATCTGGATGCCGAGCAACGAGAAGTCGAGGTCGGCCTGCTCCACCGTTGGCTGTTGCACGCCGTTGAGGAACGCCACCTCGATGGTGGACAGGTCCGCTGGCGAAGCCAGGAGGTAGTAGGCAGACGACGAGTTGCCGGTGAACATCGCGTTGGAGAGGTACGGACTCGTGAGAATCTCGTACTTCCCGGCGTGCGGGTTCGCGGTCGGGTACTTCGTGCTGCTGGTAGTGTCACGAATCTCGGTGCTGTTCATGAGTTGAAGAGCACGGGCGTTGAGTGCGGTCGGCACCAGCAGGATCTGGGGCGATACGGCCAGCGGGAAGCCGTCATCGTCCGTCTGGTTAAGGAACAGGAGTTCCGCAGCCGTGATCCCGTCAACACCGAACGCAGTCCCAGCACCGCTGGAGAAGTTCTTATTGCCGCTAGCAAAGAAGGACGAGTTGTTGAGGAACTCGGCCCAGAAGACTTCGTTCAACTTGAGGGCCGCACCCCGCCCGATTCTGGTCGGTACCGCGGTGAGGGCCGACAGGTCATCGTTGATGATGTCTTCGCGGCTCAGGTTCGTGGCGATTCCGTAAGTCCGTGCGGCGTTCTGGTACTTGACGTTGCCAGCGCTCGCCATGCGGAACTCGGACTTGCCGCTCATCTCCTCAAACTTGAAGCCGCCGGTGAGGCGGTACGAGTTGACGGTCTTGAAGTCCTGCACAGAGCGAGTCGTGCTGATCCGCGTCCACGACGTGTCTACGGTCGTGAAACCCTGCAGAAGGAACTTGTTGACCGTGGCCGACAGGATGTCCGCGATGTCGTGCGTGGCGAACGCTGCACGAAGGATCGGGCGGCTGTACGAATCGTCGCGGAACGTGGTGCGACCCTCGTAGCCGTTGGCCCGAGCGGCCTCGATCAGCATTTCGCCGAGGCCGATGCCGCCTTTGTACTTCTTGTGCGCGGCCTCGAGGATCGCAGGCGAGAACTGCTTCTCGACGTCCGGCAAGCGACCGCTCTGGCAGGCAGCCGCCATGAGCACATCGCTGAACGACTCGCGATCTTGCTCGACATGCACGGCTGGAGCAGACGGGCGCGATGCTCGCACTGACGCGACGGCCTGTTCGGCCTGGGCGGCGATCACCTTGGCGGCGATGCGCTCGACTAGCGCGTCCTCGTTGATCGTCGGGGTTGCCGGGGTGGCAGCAGCGACGGTTTCGGTGGCATCGACAGTCTCGCGGCTCTCGTCCGACATGGAACCTTCCTCCGGGTGTACCGCCGAAGCGGCAAGAGAAGCAGACGTGTTATCGTCCGCACCTAGGGTGACTACCGAAACCTCACGAAGCCTGGAAGCACGGATAATCCGAGCAGGCCCCGTGACCGATTGACCGTTGACCATGGCCGTTTCGCCTTGCGGCAACTTCTCGCTGCGGACAACGTCCGCGCCGATGGAAGCCTGCCACTGGAAACCGCGTTCAGCCAGGGCGATTACCTTGTCTGCACTTGCGTTGCCACCGATCATCTCGGCTTCGACAACGAGATTGCGGCCCTCGACGCGGATGTCGGTCGTTTGACCAAGGATCGCGTCGAGTTCGTAGGAGTGCTGGAGCAGGATCGGCCGACGCTTGTTGGCCCACGACAACCCCTGCAAGTCTACGATCACCGGCTCTCGCGACCACTCCTGACGAATGATTCCGCCCGTGTAGGCGTTGACCTTGAATCGACGCGGGCCTTGCGGCTGTAGCACCCCCGTAGAGGTAGCACTGGCCGCGGCCTGCACAGAGTCAGGGCCTTCAAGGTAGATGTCAGCGGTGAGCGAGAACTGATTGCTCATACGATTTGGTGTACCGTATTGTCTCAAATGTGACAAACGCTTTTTCTTGTGCAAGCAGTCGTGCATTGCCTTGTGCGGCTTGGTCCATCCACGAACTCAACGCCAAGAACGTCTTCGTCATCTTCGCCGTCGCTAAAAAGATCCTCAGAACTCAGCACGGCTATGCCTCCTGAGAGTTGAGTTTCTTTGCGACCTTGTTTGCAAAAGACCTACCAGCGTCGCCGCCCCACATTGCCCATGCGATTCGTCCGTTGCTCGGATAGCCGTCTTGGCCTGGCGACCAACCCTTGCCCTGCTTGTCCACTTCGTGGCGGGCGAAGAACGAAACCATTCGCTTGATCGTGTCTGCCGAAAGATTTCGGCCTGCAGCGATGTCCCTGGCGCGTGCGATCCCGACCTCAGTGCCGCCACGCCCAAACTCTCTGCGCCACTCCAATCCACGCGCGGCCTCTTCCATAGCGGCACGCGGCGGCTTGTAGCCGTCGGAGGCAAAAACGTCATCTTCCTCTTCGTATTCCGGCTCCTCTGCCTCTGTCTCGTCCTGTGGCTTGCCGGCGACCGGCTCAGACTGCGGCGATTGGATGATGCCCAGTTCACGCATCAGAGCGAGTTCCCTCGCCCGCTGCGTCAGTTCGACCTCCCAGTCCTTGCCAAGCGCCGCATACTCGGCAGCAAGCGTCGTGGTGTTTGCGTCGAGGCGAATCTGCTGTGCCGAGGCTTCCGACTGTGGGTCGATGTGCTCGCTTCCATCCCAGACCCACGACCACTGCCAGCCGACAACAGGGCCCGCGCCGTCTGGAATCATGCCACGAATGAGCGTGGCCTCTTCGGCCCAGGCCTTGAAGAGGCGATTGAGGATGCGGGACTTCAAGCCCTCGCGGTCGATCTTGATCGACTTGAAGTATGTCTGGTGGTCAAGGCGGCCACTGCTGTAGTTGTACGAACTGCTGTTGCACGCGGCCACGTTGAAGGGCATGTTCAAGCAACGAGCGATCTCGTTGAGGATCTCCGACTTGAAGTTGCCGTAGGTGGTCGTGGGCTGTTCGCTCTGCATTTGGCCCAACTGCCAGCCTTCCGGCAGTGCCATCATGGAGCGAGGCTGAATGTTCAGCGGCACGAACGGCTCAACGTCTGGCAGTTCGTTCGCAGGAGCGTTGGTGAACAGCACTGCCGCAAAGTCTGCCGCAGTTTCCGCCGCCGCCAGCGTCGCCAACGTGTAGCGGCGAAGCATGGCAAATAGCGGCAGGGCTGGCGTCAACTCCGGGACACCGCGATTCTCGTTCGGCCTGCAAGCGCGGAACGTGTGCATCATCATGGATGCGTCGATGCGGTCGTACTCCATCGTCGGGAGGTTGTACAACGCACCGGGATGCTTCTTGAGCAGATGGTAGAAGTTTGGGTTTCCCGCCGCATCAAACTCGATGCCGTCAACCTCGCGAAGGAGCCAGGGAGTTGGCGATGCGACCTGATCGGCTTCGATGAGGCGGAGGTCGAGTTGCACTCCCTCGAGCCGGGGATTGCTGACCATCATGGCGAACGCCTCGCCGTCTACGCACTGAGCGTGACGCATCGTCCGAAGCTTGTCGGCAAGCAGAATCGCTTCCATCCATGCGTGAAAGTTCTGCTCGATGACGCGGTCGGCCTTGGGGCTCGCGCTGTTTACCTTGATTCGCGGACCTGTGCCAACAACGTCGTTCGCCAGAGTCAGGACGATTCCGCGACAGTACGAGTTATTGGCCGCCTCGTATCGCGACCTGTTACGCAGCACTCGGCGAACCGCCGGCGTCATGCCAGCATCTGCCGACAGCGAGTCGGCCATAGCCCAGTGGTTGAAGTTGTCCTGCGTAGTCTGCGCGGCGTCGTAGCGGGCTTTCACCCGCCGAACCGGCATCTGAACGGCTTTTCGTGCCTGTAAGTCTGCTTTCTTGCGGCCGAAAACTCGGCCGAGCAGTCCCACGCTATACGAACCTTCGGTTAAGCCACATGAGTTCAAGTTGATCCATCGCGTTCAACTCACCGTGAGCAAACGCAGCACCAGCAGGACGCAGGGCGTTCATCCGCAGCCCACGGCTGTGCGGGTTAGAGGCGGCACGCATAGAAGCAACGAACCGCACTGCCTCGATCATCTCGTTGACGCTGCGGGCAGTCATGCTGCCGGTGTCATTGCTCGCGCTGGCTGGGCCTGCCGCATTCGCCAGCAGCGCACTGACCAGCGTGTCCATCTGCTCTTGCGTAATCATTGGCGGCACCTCACAGGTCATCGTACAGAATCAAGGCCCGATCCTCCAAACGCCTCCTTTCCGTATGACTTCCTAGTGGACGGCGTGTTTAGTTCATTTGTTCCGTATTTCTTACGGGGCCCGGCCTGGGGCTCGACTCCTACTGTACGAACGCCACACACTGAGGCCGAGACGCAGCACCCCACTAAGCAGTCGAGCCAGTGGTTGTCCTGGCCGACTATCTTGGTCTTCCATTCATCCACCACCCTGCCCCTCGCCTCCGTCCTGACCGGGGCCTCTGCGAGAAGGTGGTCGATGAGCAGGCCGTGCTCGTAGTCGCTAAACACAGCCAAGCACCCAGGCTCCCCGACAACCGTCTGGAATCTCGCGGTGGCGAACGACTTCCAGAAGTTTGTGTCATATACGCAGTGCCGAACCGCACGCTTTCCGGCAGTGCCTGGGATTCGCCAGTTTGGCCCAACGCGGTCGCCCAGCCGCTTGGCGTATTCGGAGAATGGCAGAGAAGAGGCCCCGACGTACCGGCCGTGCGACGGCATGACGAGGCTCGCCATCGGCGTAGTGCGGCAAAACTGGTACACGATGTCAGTGGACGCGCCCCAGTTCGCGTCAATCATCATCTTCTCGATGCGCTGCGGCGTTCCATCATCGAACCTGTATTCGCGTGTCAGGAGCATGGTGACGCACTTATCGAGTGCCGCGTACAGGTTTGCCTCAAAAGCCGACTCTCGGTGCTCGATCTGTATGGTTTTCTTGGCGTCCCTCATCGTGAAGTAGCCACGGCCCTGCTCTGGATGCGTCCCGTAGTCGATGATTGAGCCGCTAAAGTTGTCCTCCCACGCACAGACCATCCAGTACAGGATCGTCTGCTGGACGTCGATGAACGCGGTGATTCTGGTGGTCTTGGCCGGAATCACGCCTCGCTTGTAGCCGTTTCGCTTCTTGTTAATGACCTCTGCCGACAGCACCTCCATGTGGTCTGTCAGCGACGGCAGCGGCTCGTTCTGGTATTCGGCGTAAAAGGCGTTGTCGCCGCGGTCGCAGCGAATGTTCATCGCGTGCTGGATCGCGCTGAGTTCGCTTGGGTCGTGCCGTGCAGGCCATGAAACCTCTGACCCCTCGTCCATCGCCTCGCGGTTAGTTTCGTAGAACTTTGTGGCGACCATCGTGCCAGTGCCTTCCGCTTGGCCGGCACGACGCAAGTCGAAGTACGAAGCCCACAGGGCCTCATTCTTTGGAAACGCATACACCATCCGCGTGCGCTCGCCCTGCCACGCAGGGTGCTTCGTGCGGTCGAGCATCCTGTCGGCCATATCGTCCTGCTGAACGACAGTGACCGTCATCAAGCCTGCGATCTTCTTGCCTGGGCCTGCGAGGCCGAGGATTGCACCAGACAGGATTGCTTCGCGTGTCGCGCACTGGCTGGGCGACTTGGCCGACTCATCGGTCTGCGGATCGTCCACGAGGATGAGCGACGGGCGAACGCTGCGGCCATCTGGCCTTTTGAACTTCATGCCACGGATTCGGCCAGTGATGCCGCCGACGCGGATGATCCCGCCGGACGCCATCGAGCCAGGAATGGTCGGCAGCACGATTTCGCCTGACGTCCACCCAATGTGCGTGCGCTCGCCGCTGAACAACTGGCCCTTCGCCCTCTGGTGGATGCCCTCCAGAGCGCGAATCGGGCCGGTAATCTCTGACCAATCCTCGTCTAGGAGGTCGTTGTTCTCTAACTCGCTCTTGATCGAGTCGAGCATGTCGGCTGCATGGCCTTCGTCAGATCCGATCAGCGTCACAAACTCATGAGCACCGATGATTAGGGCCCACAGGCAGCCCATTTCACACAAGGTCGTTTTGCCGCTTCCGCGAGGCATCGCCATCGCGAAAAGCTCGCCTTCGAGCACCGCCCTCTCGATCTTTGAGATGACGCGAAGGTGATCTTCTGACCACGGCAAGTGGAACAGCATCGGAAAGTACGCATCGCAGAACGCCCGGAAACTCATGGTCGCGGAGTCTTTGCGTTGCTGGTCTTTAGCGGGGCGAACCCATTCCTCTTCGGCTATGTCTCTGCCAGCCTCAGAGATATTCCTGGCACGCTTGGCCGCAGACGCCTTGACCTTCTCGTAGTCCGACCGTTCGCTGCCGGGCTCGGGCCTCGCCTCGCCCCGGACGTTGAAAAGCCACGCGGCATACCTGACGAGGTGAACCGTCCTGCCGTCGCCAACCTTTAGGCCAGCCCTATTGAGGTGCCGGTAGACCACTCGCGGTGCGATCACCTCCCCCACTGGCGTGCTGTTCAGCACGCGGGCCACTTCTGGCACGGAGAGTTTCTGTAGGTCGAGTCTCAATGTCCCAATGCCTGAGCCGCCTTGGCAAGCCACGCAGCATAGGCCAAGAGGTTTAGGTTGCCGTCGGAATCAACAGGAGCCCCATCCTCGATGTCTTTTTTGATTTGACTTATGTCAACTCCGCGGCCGCTCGCTTTAGCGAGGATTTCAGCCATCTGCAGTGGAGTGAGGGCGGCTAGGTTTACCGACTCGTTTTTTTCGTGTTGTAAGGTGGTCGATTCTTGCATGGGTTACAATGGGGCCTTTTCAGGCCATTACCAGGAAGGAGGATGGCGACTATGAGGCACATACGGCAATACAACGAGTTTGACTGCGGGCTGGCGGTAGCGGCCATGATCTGCGGCAAGAAGTGGCAGGACGCGGCAGATGCCGATACGCATCCCACAAAGGCAGACGGCCTGACCACGAAAGAGTTTCTGGTGATGTGCAGCGCGCTTGGGTCGCGAATCGGCATGATCAAGGCAAGCGGCAAGATGCACCTCAAAAACGCCACGCCGCCTGATCGGTGCTGCGGCATGCTCATCCATCGCTTCGGCGCAAGGGTGGGCCACTATGTGGCCTTCGACGGCAAGTACGTCTATGACCCTGACTGCAAGCGTCGCGTTCGATGGTCATCGTACCGCCGCCGCCCGTGGAAGATTTGCCGCTGGTTCGTGGCTTGCTAGCGTTCGCGCCGCCCCGGCGGTTGTCCACCGGGGCGGGCGAGACGCTGTTGCTGTTACTTCTTCTTCTTCTTGGCGGCCTTCTTCTTGGCCGGGGCCTTCTTCTTCGCAGTCTTCTTCTTCGCGGTCCGGCCGCCCTTCTTCGCTCCACCCTTCTTGGCCTTGCCCTTGCCGCCCTTGCCCTTGCCGCCCTTGCCCTTGGAACCGCCGGCCTTGCAGCCGATCAGTTCGTCGCCCTGGATAGAAACGCTCATCATGCACCTCAAGTCGGGCAGTAAGTTCAACCAGCGACGCGCCCGCGATCATCGCTGGTTGTTGTGTCCTAAAAGAGGCCCGCGTCTTTCCGAGCCTTGTGATACGAATCGAACCAAACGTACTTCGGCCCCTTGGGCAGATTTGGCTCAAGCCACGTCCTGTTCTCGCCGCCGTAGATGATGATCTTTGCCGTCTTGATTCTTTCGCACCATTGGTGCATGCCACGGCAGAACAACTGCTTGCCCTTTTCATCATCCCTGTATGTCCTGCACTGCACCATTGCGCACGGCACCTCTTTCGGGATGCCAATGAAAATCCATTCCCAACTCGCTTCGTCCGCGATGTTGATGTTTGGGATTATCTTGTGTCCAGCCTCCTGCCAGTACCGAGAGCACCACCTCGCTCGATAGGTGTTCCAGATATTGAATGCTGCTGGCTCGTCGGCCCAGGTCGAGAAGTCGGGCATCACTAGAGCGCCCGGCTTGATAACGCGCATCTTGTCGAGGAAGTTTGCGGACTTCTCCCAGATCGCGGACTCAAACCGATCATCGCTCGCGTAGAAGTTGATTACGTGGCCGGTCATTCGCTGATCGACGCCAACAGAACTCCAGCAGATCATCTGCGTCGGGGCTTCGTCGCCGTCCTTGATGTATATCTTGCGAATGTCGCCGTCCCACAACATGCTCGGTATCAGGTCTGGAAAGCCGAGCCAGTTGCTCGATGAAAAAATCGCGTCTTCGCGAAAGGTCGTGATCGAGTCCTGCTCGACGTTCGGCTCCTCTGGCTCCTCGTCATCCTCGATCTCTTCTTCGAGGTAGTTCTTGACCGGCTCGTCGCCTCGCACTGTTGGGGCTAGTTCTGGGGCCTGAGTCTCGGTCGCACTCGCCAGCGTTGGCCTGTCTGCCTCAAAGACCTTCTCGGCTAGCGGCGACAGCAGGGCATCCACCTCGTGCGTGTCGAATGCGAGGCCGCTGAAATCATTCCAGCCCATATCGGACAGGGCCTTGAGTTCCGCCGAGAGCAGGCCAACGTCCCACTCTGCGATCTCGTTCGTTTTGTTGTCTGCGATTCGATACGCGGCGACCTTGTCTGCCGTCAGGTCTTTTGCCACCAGCACCGGCACCTTGTCTTCGCCTAGTTTGATGGCGGCAAGGTATCGCGTGTGACCAACGATGATGACCTTGTGTTGGTCAACGACTATCGGCTGACGCCATCCGAACTGACGAATGGATGCCGCGACGGCATCGACTGCCTTCTCGTTGCGTCGAGGGTTCTTGCCATACGGCGCGATCGCGTCGAGCGCGAGCATTTCCACTTTCATACGGATGAGTCTAAGCGTGTCTCATATGTGCGCCAACACTAGCGGACAAAAACTACCGTGTGCGATTCGATGGCGCGACCCACGTACCGCTTCCGCACGCGCGAGTCCACCACGACAACGTCATCGCTCCACACGCCAGCATCGGTGAGCGCGTCCATCACGCCCTTCAAGAGATTATCGACGTCTGGTCGCGGTACTGCGGGTGCTTTTGCGTTGGGCAGGCCTGACGCCAGGAGGTGCGATTGCGGCCTCTGGAACACGCACCAGAGTTCCATCTTGACCCGGCTGCGGAGTCGCTCCTTCCACTGCTTCTTGGTCAGCACGGCGAGCGCGGACTGAACGACTGATCGGCGGTACTCGACAACCGGGTGGTCGGCTGGCGTGTACGCTCGTGCGAACCCGCCGTTCATCGAGATGCGTGGCCGGGGCTGCGGGGCCGGCGTCCCGTAGAACATGAACGACACCGGCACTGGGAGGATCACCTTCCCCAAAACAATCTCCTGACGAGCCGCATGAGGATTCGCACCTCCGACTCCAGCGCGTCTCGCTCTTCCTCCAGTTGCCGGATCTCTTCGCGGTACTCCGCGTCTGCTTGGTCTGCTGCCGCTCGCAGTTCCTCAAGGGCTTCAATCTCAGCGTGCATCCGGCGTTCCTCCGGAGTGCAATCGCAGTTCATTATTTTCTGATCGCAAATCGGGCAACGCATGCGGCTAGTCTCATGAAGGCGCCTCGCCGGCCGCCGACCGTGAGTGATCGGCGACCGGCGAAGCCATTGGTCACTGGCAATCGCACGCAGCGACTACCTCGCCGTGGCACGAAGCCTTGGCGGCACGCTTGGCAGCGCGTGCATCCTGCCGAGCGGTCTGCCTTGCAGCCATCCGCTGGGCCACCGTCTGCCTGCCGTGGCACGAGGCGGCAGGAGCCGCTCCGTGGCACGACGCGACAGCGACAGGCTCAGGCGACGCACCCGCGAGGGCAACGCCGACGAGGCCAAGGAATGCAACGAGCGACAGGCACAGAATGAAACGAACCACGATCACCGTCCTTTCTGGAGTGAAGAATCAACGACCATACCGGCGACACGCGAACCAGCGGCCGTGGCCGAAAGCCACGCCCTGGTCGATCACGGGCCACCCGTTTCGCGAGTAGCAGCAGTTGGCAAGTGCGGCCTCTGGAGTCGGGCCACTTCCGCAGCCCTCGTAGCCACGGTTTCCGCCGTGATGCCCTACGCGACCCTGCCGTGCCTGAATCTCTGCCACGCCCTGCGCCGTCGAGTTGTCGCTGAACGACACGGGCCGCGTGCAGTTCACGCACTCCCTTGCCTCGACGCCAACGACGGCGACGAGCGATAGGGCAACTGCCATGAAGAATCCATTCATCTCGTTTCTCCTAGGAACCACTAACCGCGATCCTCGCCACGCTGGTCTGGATCGAGTCCTCTTGTCCTTCGCTCGATTTCGCGTTGGACATACCACGCGGCCTTGCGAAGGTCTTCGACGGAGTCTCCCTTGAGGCCTGCCCGCCAGATGTACTTGATCGCATTACCAAGGTTGAAGTTGAAATGCTCGGTGATGTCGATGCACTCAACTCCACTTGGGTGCTGTGTGTAGTGCGGCGGATGGTTGACAACATCCCGCTCCACAGCCTCGTTCGTCGGCCTAAAGAATCTGTGCATGGTTTCTCCTACTTGGATGCAGCCCACTGATCGAGAGATACCGCCTGCGACACGCACGACTCTGCGATGAGCGCGATGTCGGCGTCGACAGTTCCGCTGGTGCATGACGTCCTGTCGGTCGGAATCCTGACGTCGCTGATGGAGTTGTAGATCGGAAGGTCGCCCTTCTCGGTCATGCCCTTGTATCGCAGTTGTGCCTCGCGACAGGTGCATGCTCGAGCCGAGCGGTGGAGAGCGTTCGCCATGAACTTTCCCTTCCTGACTAACTTGACGTCGCCACCGTGGAAGACGTCGATGATTCCTGTGTCGTGACAGTCACGGCACGCAAAGGTTTCCTCGCGATCAGCATCCGGTAGCGTGAATGTGCGTCGGGGCTTCGCCTCACGTTTGAGACACTCGGCGTGTTCGGTGACAAATCTAGGCATATCGTGCCAGTTTGTGAACCTCACCAGCGGCTCCGTGCCACGGATCATGCGAAGCGTGGCCTCGTCGGCATGGGCCTTTTCCACCCACCGCAGCACCTCGAACCAGATCGACAACGTGCCTTTCTGGTCTGGTAGGCCTGCGAACCAGTCCGCGAGTGCGGGATATGCCTTCTGGTGACGCTGCAGCCATTCGTTGAACTCATTCTTGTCCATCGCGGATCTCCTTAGAGTGTTGCCAGAACCTTCTTGCTTGGCGTGACCGGCTTCGGCGCGGTCATCGCATTTGCCAACCAACTACCTACGAACCTACGCATCCCCTTCGGCGTCTTACGCCTGCTGGGATTGTCTACAAGCCACTGCCGGGCTCGCCTCAACTGTGCATGGACGTCGAGGTCTGGATACGTCGCCTTCCACTCTGCGACCATCTCGCGTGTCGGTATCCAGTTGCCCTTGTCGCACGGGAACGAAGGAAGCGGCACCTTCTCGAAGGAAGAAGAAGGTAGTGTTTCTTCTTTCTTATTTGATGGAGATGGAGATGGAGATGGAGGGCATTGCTCAAGCATTGCTTGGCGCATGCTTGGAGCATCGCGAGAAGCGGTTTTCTCGACGTTTCCTTGTGGGGCCTTGGTGCGACCGCTTCCAGCCTGGGAGGCCTCCCCATGCTCACGCATGGACTCATGGGATGCTCTAGCATTGCTTGGGGCATTGCTTGGAGCATCCTTGCCCCATCGGGCTTGGGCCGCTTTCAGTGCCTTGTCGGCGCGGGCCTGCTTGAGATCGCTGGCCTTGCGGCGATGCTCCTCTAGCCTCCGATTACGCCTCAGGCCGTCTTCCCAGATGGGGAACTTGGCCTCCAGCCTTCCCCACGATCCTGAGCATCCCTGCGAAACCAGTTCAAGCCGCTCGATCTCGCTAGGGATATGGCCCTGCTCCCATTGGGTAATGAGCAGCACCACATAGTGGCCGCGTTCCTCCGCAGTCCACCCCATCGTTGCTGTGAGGAAGTCTCTGCCAAAGAGCGGGATGTACGAATCCACGTTCTGTCTCGTCATGCGCTGTTCTCCTTGCGCGACCTTGCCGATGCGGGGCCTCATATTTGAGACACCCGCACCGGCAGGCCTGTGTCCTTACTTGTCGTTGGCGACCGCCGCCAACTTCTTGACCACCTCTGCCACACGAGTGGCACCCTCGACCTCGATCTCGCCGTCATCCTCGACCTCGTCGGTCGCGAGGATGTCCAACTGCTGCGGCACGCTGGCCTCAGCCTGCTCGTCCAGGGTCACCGCCCTGGCGAGTTCCGGCGACGTTGGGAGGAGTTTGCACAGCCTCCGCAAAGCGGTCTTCTTCGCCATCTCGTCGTAGTGCGTGACCCAAGGGCCACTGTTCCCGGCTCGAGAGGACGCACGAATCGAATCGACCTCTCGCTTCCACAGCCACTCAAACTGTGCACCGCCATCGCGAAGCCTTGCGACAGCGTAGACAGCAATCATGTCGCCTGGGTCGCCATCGGTCGGAGTGTGAGTCAACTTCGGGTCGAGGCCGAAGCAGAACTCCCACTCGTCGTTCGCATGAACGACCTGCGCGTAGATGGTGCTGATCTGACTCGACCGCCGAGCCAACTCGATCAGGCCCTTGTAGCCAGGAATGAACTGACACTCGACCTTGCCCGTCTTCCGGTTGTTGAACGGAATCAGGTACGCATGGCCCAGCGTGCCGTCAGGCTCAAGTCCCAACTGGCTAGCCTGCACGATGGCACCGATCAGACTTCGCGGCTCGCAGTCGAGCAGTTGCGGAGTCTTCTGGACTGCCGTGTTGCAGACACGCATCATCCTCTCTGCCGTAAGGTGTCGAGGGAGTGCGGCCTGAATCTGCGCCTTGCTGCGCTCGATCAGCGTTCGCACGTTCGCCACCTTGTCCTTGATGGAAATAGCGGTACTCACTTCTTTACGCTCCTTGTGAATCGCCGCGAGTAAGCCGTTCTGGCCTCCTGCGACTTGTAGTGAACTTCGGACCCCTTCCACGAATACTTCACGCCTTGGGGGGTCAAACCGCCGGCGTGTGTTCCGATCCACAACTTCAACTGACTCTCGATCTGCTCACGGCGTTCCGCGAGTTCATCGAGCCTGCTTCGCACCTCCTGCAACTCTGCGTCGAGATCATCTGCCTCTGGAGAGAGAGCGGTGACGTCTTCGATCTCGACCTTGGGGAACAACGCCTTCACCGTTTCCGCACTGTGCGGCCCGGCTGGCGGTGCTGTCTCTGTTTCGACCTTGTGCCAGAAGTCTCGCTCGATCTCGATGATGCGAGCCGCAATCTCTGGCGTCAGGTCACGCTCATAAGCCCTAAGGTTCTGGCCGCGATGCAACGCGACGAGAACGCCACGGGTTGCCCCGGCGACGATCATTTCGTGCTGCAACTGAACCTCGTAGTGGACAGGCAGTTGCTCGGCCCATACATCGGCGTGGTATGAGGTGTTCTTGATTTGAACCACCACAAGCTCGCCGTCACGATCTTCCGTCGCGTCCAGTGTGGCACACATGAAGTGATGCTCTGGATGGCGACGAATGACGAACGGTTCCGCGAGAGTGACGTTCCGCTTGAACTTGCGGCCGTACCACTCGCCAATCGTTCGCTCTAACACGATCCCTGCCTCTACGGCCTCGTTGTCAGAGAGGTCATCACCCTCCAACAGGCCCACCTTCTGCGACCAGACCGTCAGGGCATCTCGCCACGGATCTACTCCGCACACTGCCGGTGCATCGCTTCCGCCGATACCCTTCTTTCGCTCTTCCAGCCACGCTGCCCGCTTGGCCGCATCAACGATGCTCATCGCTGCTCCTTACTTGGTTGGTGTTATCCCGCCGGTAATCCCTCGCCGTGAGGTCATCCAGCAACTCCTCGCGGAAGACATCGAATCCGTGCGGGGCCTCAAACCCCAACTTCACTCGATTGCCGTCGATCCGCGTGACGGTCACTCTGATCAGGGCTCGCGGTATAACGACCGCTTCACCCTCCTTGCGCGTCAGCACAAGCATGGGAACTCCTTTCCTTGGGTAACGGCCAGCGTCAGTCCATCGACGCTCGACCTCGACTCCTAAACATGCCCACATCCTTCGCGGGCTCCTTTCCCACTCCATCCATCGAGTGGGCATCCTTGATGGGGAAGCGTATCGAATGTGAGACGATTGGTCTACGAGCCTAAACCGCTTCTCTGTCTCGCTTGTGATTTCGCGTCGATTGCGTGGCAGGATGGGAAGCGGCCTGTTTGACGCATGCACCACAGGCCCCACCAGGGCACGCCCCCCCCATGGGGGAGGCCACAGAATACCCCTCTTTGTGGGGTGTTTTGGGGGTGTTTTTGTGGGAGTGTGGGGTAGTCGGGAATGGCCCCATGTGGTCTAATAGAGGGAGTCAGGAAAGCGTTTCCTGACGCGACCGTGATTCCTGCTACTGAAAGGCAGACCGATGTCCCACTCCTACCAAATGATGATTCGCAAGGTTCGCAGCGAGGCCGCCAAGAAGGCTGCTGCGAAGAGGAAGGCCAAGCCGCTGTCCGACCGCTTTCTTGCAACCGTTGATTCTCAACTACGCATCTGCACCTTCGGCCTGCCCGCATGGGTGGACACGCGATCTGGCCGCGTTCACGGATTTCTTTGCCGCATCGGATGCCCGAAGCGTGACCGCAAGGAAGCGATGCTCATCACCTCCATGACCGTTGACGAGCATGGCGACCGCAAGCAGACCTACAAGGTTTACCCGTGGCACCGCATCAACTGCCCTTCGCTGTTCCTTGAGAACGGCGTTGTTCGTCCGCTTTGACTGTCTCACATTTGACCGCAACCCATTGCTACAGAAAGGCAAACCATGACCACCGTCGAACTGATCCGCAGCAACCCCTACCGTGCCGTCAACGCCGAATGCTGGATGGCGACCTACTCGACCGAGGACACGAAGGGCGGAAATCGCATCATCCGCCCGAAGGTCTACAAGGTGACGTTCCTACACCTCCGCGTCACGCAGGACGGCCCGACCGGGGAGGTTGTGGTACAGGCCAACACCGGAGGCCGCTGCATCTACTTGCCGGACAGCGACCTTCACGATGACCGTGAGTCTGCGATGCGGCACGCTGTCGCCAAATGCTCCGAGATGCACATGCGACCGCTACCGTTCAGTAACGCCGTCTACGTCTACAACGAGCCGAAGCCCAAGAAGGTCGAGGTCGAGTACCGAGCCCGCCGCCTCGACTCCAAGAACTGGACCGTGGACTATCGCGACCCGGAGTCGCGCCGCTGGAAGCCCGTGATCGGCCTGTTCCTGCTGACGAAGTGGAAGGCCGCCGATTGCGTGAAGCGTCTGTATGCCGGGGACGAAATCCCCGGCTACTGGCAAGCAGGCCAGACGATGGAGTTCATCGAGTTGGCCGACAACGTCGAGTGATTGTGTCTCAAGTTTGATCCGTTCCTAACCTACAGAAAGGGTGACCATGTCCGTGTTCGTAATGATTGTTCTCCGCGACAACTGTGTCGAGAAGTGCCGCGTGTTCGATGACTACGACTCCGCCGGCTATGCCGCCGGGAGTCTGCTCCGTCAGATGATGACCGAGCAGCAGTGGTTTGAGTTTGTCCAGAGCGATTCGATGCCAAACTTCGCCGCTGGCGAGTGGTATTCGCGCGATGGGCTCAGGATCGGCATCGAAGGGCCGATCACGTCGGAAGTGTTTATCTGAGTGTCTCATATATGCGGCACGACCCTCGCCTGCTCGTCGTGGGCGAGGGCGTGCCGCACAACGCAAGGATGCGAACGATGTCTATCAACGTGGATTGGCTCGGTGACGGTTGGACTTACTACACAAACGAGGAGCGGCAAGCGATGGAAGCGAAGAAGAACCAGCAGGAAGCAGAGCAGCGGCGACAGAAGGCAATGAACCAACTGGCCGTGGAGTGCGTGGCGTGGTCGTGCGTACCCATTCCCCTGCGACTCGCCGTGAAGTTGCTTCCGGCAATAGATGGTTCGCTAGACCTCACCGAGCAGGAGAGCCAGGACGTCATGGGCCTCGTTGTCGAGTTTGCGTCAATGATCCGTGAAGCGAACGCC